GCTAGTCTCTTTATACAAGCTCTTCAACTCAGGGTCAAAAGCCTCAGCAGCAGTGTCCATTTGGCTGTTAACAGTTTTAATCGCTCCTTTTACCAAACGACTAAAATCATTATCAGGGCCATACTTGCTTTCCAGCTTACGGCTTTGTGCCAACAATGTGCTACGATGCTCATGGGCCTCAGCAAAAGACATATTAGATTTTACGTCTGCTAGTTGCTTCAGTAGACCAACATCTTCTGCTTCCAAACCAAGAGGGGTACGTCCTGATTGACTCATGGCTAAAGACTTATTCAAGGCTTCCTTTGCTTCTTTGCTCAACGCTGTCATATCCACAGGGATGTTTTGTCCCCGTGTAGGAATAACAGTGTTGTAGAAAGGAGCCACTGTGTCTTTGATTGCTTTTTCAGCAGACTCTAAGGTGGTTTTCAGGGCTTGACCTGTCTCCACATCAGACATAGGATTAGAAGTCACGTTGTCAATGATTCGACGCACCTCTTTGTTTAAAGCATCACCAAGACGGGACTCTGCTGCCGTGAAGGAACCTTGACCGACACCTGCTCTACTTACGCCTTCAAACAACTGGGCTACCTCGCCTCCAACACGAGAAGCAGGGATTGACTCTTGTCCAATCTTGCTAATGTTGAAGTCTTCACCTTGTAGTTGCTGACGGGAGGTTTCTCCTGCCATGCTTCCCATAATACCAAGACCTGCCAAGGCTACAGGTGCTAAAGGCCCGGAAATAGCAGTAGCAGCCACGGGGAGACCAATACCAGCAATAGCAGGGAGGTTCTCTACAGCCCCTTGACGAAACTGAGTCTCAAATTGTTTCTGTCTGTCCATAGCAGCGTCTACCACAGAGGACATAGAAGGCTTCGTAGTGGTTTTAACTTCTTTCTTAGAAGCAAGCCGCCGAGTCTCAGCCTCTGATTGGTTATCAGCAAGAGGGGTTCCACCTATATCAGCAGCGATTTCATCAATCTCTGCGTCTGTCAACTCCCTGTCGGTAAGAACCTCTTGGTTATTGATAACATACTTGAAGTTCATACCTTTTCCTTAATTTTGAGGAACAACTGTGTAGCTTACGCCACTCTTTGTCTTCTTCGTTCCCGGCTGTTGTGGTGGGTTGTTTTGATTTTGTTGCTGGTTAGCCCAAAACTTCTCAAAACCACCAAGGTTCTTATTCTCTAGGAGATATGCCTCAGCAGCATCCGTTTTATTAATCAAGGCGTTAGCCCGTTTCTCCAGATAATCCAAAGTTTCAGCAATAGCTTGCTTCGGATCAGTGATGCTTGCAGAAGCTCGTTTTGCAAACTCCAAGTCAGCAGTCGATGGGTTAGCACCATACTGTTTAATACCCTGAGCAATAATAGAGTTCAATGCTTGTTCAAGGTTACGAGTCTTGGCAACTTGGTCTGCATTGATGCCCAAAGGCGCAAGAAAGGCGTTTAGGCCACGGACAACTGTCGGAACACCTGTACCAGCAACAGCGGCACTTTGAACTTGCTCCCGTGCCTGAGCAATGAACCCAAGCTGCCCAGAAGCAGCAGAAGCGGCATCACGGAGAGTTCCTAAGCTCTTTGAATCAGCAACCTCAAAAGCCTTACTGGTAGTATCAGGGCCGCCTACTTGTACGTTAGTCACATTACGTTTATCAGGAGCAGCACCAAGATCACGAATAGGCGCACCTGTGTTCTTATTAACAAGTACCTGTCGCCCGTTAGCTTCCACAACCTGAGTTTCAACTTTTATTAGTTCACGAACAGTAGCAGGGTCTTGGGCTAAAGCCAAAGATTCTTCAGGGCTAAGACCCGTTTTCTGCTGCACAACACGAGCCAAAGAAGCCAATCGTTGTTGTTGTTCTATAGCCTTAGCCTGAGCAGTCTGAGCGTCTGTACGGGCCTTAATACGACCCTGCAACTGAGCATCTACTTTCTGAGCATATCCGTCCAAGCCACGCTTACGTAAAGCATTGGCAAAGAGAGACAAACGCTCATCAGGGTCTTCAGCAACCTCAGACTCTTTGATTGCTTCGTTAAGCACCGCCTGTTCTGCCATAGCAGAGGTACGACCACCAAACAAGGCATTACCAATCAACGAACCAGCATTACCCCCTAGCTGGACAGTCATCTCATCCAAACTACCAGAAGGAGCTTGCCGTTGAGCAGCAAAACGGTCAGCCATCATGCTCCGGGGGTTACGATAATTAAACAATGAAGTAGTGTCTTCCATGCTGATATTCCTTATCGACTAAACATTCCGGGGATTTGCTGATACATATTGGCCTTAGCCAGTTGACCACTACGGTTAGCATTAATTGCTGCTTGACCTGTAGCCAAAAGACCTTGAGCTTGGTTTGCACCAGCAGTAGAACCTGCCTTACCTAGATCAGCACCAAAGCCCAGAGGCTTCATACCCAGTTCTTCAACACCGAAGCCCTGAGTGAACAGACCAGTACCCCGACCCAAGAAGCGATCAACTTCAGATTGACCGTAGTCATAGGCACGGGTAGCCAGTTCAGCGTCAGCACGGCTACGAGCCAAGTCACGTTGGTATTGCTCAGGGTTAACATAACCACCTGCGTTACCTGCGCCCATAGCTTGAGTGCTCAGACCCAAGCCGATACGTCCACGACCAAGCTGCTGCTGTCGAAGAGCGATGTCCTCAGCCTGACGGGTAGGAGCCAACAAACCTTGCTGTTGAGACAAGAATCGTTGAGCAGCTACGTTAGGATCGATAGCTGCTTGGTCGATAGCACCTGCACCCATAGAGTACAGTTGGTCACGATACCTAGCCAAGAGAGGATCAATCTCATAGCCAGCCGTGCCCTTATTGGTATCAAAGTAGCCAGTACCAAAACCAGAGGTCACGCTGTAGGGCTTAAACTCAGCATAGGAAGCTAATTGCTGTCCTAACTGGTTCTGAGCTTGAGCAGCCTCTCTAGCTGCATCTCGTGCTGCATTAGCCGAGTAAAAACCAGCACCTGCTTGAGCTAGGTCGCCCCAAAAAGAACCTGATTGTTCTGCCATTGTCTTATCCTTTAGTATGAACCACAGTCCACCGACAGACCATCAATAGTCCCTGTGAACGTAGGTGAGGCTGTGTTAGCTTTGGTTGCAATCGCTGTTGCAATGGCATTAAGCTCATCGGTGATGTCAGAACCACGTGCAATCTTTTCAGCATCTCCCGGCAGGAGTGAATCTTTTGCAGCAAAGTCAGTGATAGGTGTATAGTTTGCCATTAATTAATCCTTCCCGTCTTAACGAACAGGTCTAGTCGTTGAACACTCAATTCTGCTCCATTGATGGTTGCTTCAAAGAAGATTTGAATGGTCTTACCAGAGCCATTCGCAGGGGTGTGGACTTTCTCCACGTTGATACCTGCACTCCACTCATTAACACCCCATTCACCAATTCCCCATGCCAGTAAGCCTGAGTCTTGGATTTCCAAATCGTAGAAGAAGTTAGCACCACCATAATCTGTACCCGAGCGAATCGTGAAAGGTTGTCCCTTACCCCCAATCACCACAGCATTGATTCGTTTAAGAACCTTAGTCATGGTGCTGTCTTGGAAGTCAATGTGGGTACTGGCATACCGCATACGGTACGACACACCTCTGTCCTGATACCCTGAATATTTACCGATACCGTCTGGTTTACCTAGATAGACCGATTGGTCACGGGTGCGGGTAAAAGCAGTAATTGCATGACTCACCCACCGTGTTACCCTTGCAGAACCATCATCCAATGCTCTTCGCATATCCAAACAGTACACAGTACTCAGGGAAGGGAAAGACAAGAGATAGAAGGCTTCTTTCTCAGAGTACACACTCTTGATGCTGTTGTAGTCAGTTTCAGCAGTTACATAACCAGAAAGGTCATCTCGGACATTACGGGTCAAATCACGCTGAGGCAGGGACTTCTCTTGAACCACTCGACCCAAGCTCCGCACACCTTCGTGGGACAGGAACAACAGGTCAGTGCCTGTATGCTGAACTGAATCCCGAGCAAGACAACCAACACCGTCAATCACATCTGCCAGAGCAAAGGAGTCACTGATAGGGTTGATAGCCCCATTGTAGATAACCGTGTTATACTCACAGAAGATAATCAAGAAATCATTGTGTGCTGCCAGAGCCACAATACGGTCTACGTTCTTAGGCAAGACAGAGGCAATGTTCAGAGTACCGCTGGTTCCCCCTGCAAAGGCAGGAAAGTTGGTATCTGCAATATCGGTAGACCAGTAGACAGTCGATCCATCGTGCACCCAGAACCGTCCATAAGCAGCTAAAACATCGTTAGGGTAGCTAGACGCATAGGAAGGAGTATGAACCTTGTAATCGGTTAGCTCTTGACACTCTGGGCTTGCTGCCTCAGAATAAATCAAAGGTGGATGGTCTTCTTGAACAATCAAAGCAACATCGTTGATAGTTGCTGCTTTCCAATAGTTAGCAGTAATAGTATAACTCATTGGGGTCACATCTGTCAATACCCCAGACACACCATTTTTAAATATTTTATTATTACCACCACTAAGGACGGTCAATGTGTTGTCAGCATTGGTGTGCTCATGAAGAAATTGAATACTCTCTCCTTCAAGTTCATCATCACCGTCTGTTGTCTGCATCGTCCAGCCCTTACGTGCCCCTAGACGACCATATTTATCAATGACACAATTATCAGCAGCCAGCGAGAAGCTGTTAGGCAGGGAGACACTGCTGTCTTGTGTGTTCAACCCGGAGAAGCCCGGAGCTACCACAGAGATGCTTTGTAATTGTTTCATACTTCACGCCAAATCAATTCTTCAGGGTGTCGGGCTGAGTCAAGAGCAATCTCATCGCTCAGTGCTGCTTGTGCTTGTTGGTATGCCCACTGACTTGCGTTACCTCCGTCTTCACCTCGCTCCTCAATCGCCATAGCCTGAGCTAGAAGGACGATAGGGCGGTAGGGGACGATAACCGTGTCGGTATCCGCAGAAAGGTCAGGGCGGCGCTGTACCACGTTAAACCGAAGGGTATACACACCGTCAGGCTTAGGGTAGACATCCACCTGAGTGTCTCCGTTAGCGTCTACACCGTTGAAGCTGTAGTAGGCAGGGCTGCCAGTATTAACAGACCCATCCAACAAATAGGCTTGGTCAAACCAAGAGGCAGTCTGATAGTGCATAAACCAGTTAGAGGTGTCGTTCAGGACGTTCAAGACCTCAAAGCGGTTGTTAGAGCCAGTCAGTACATAGTTAAAGACATTAGCCTGAGTGGTCACTGTCTGAGTGGTACGCAAAGAAGACCAGTCCCATGCTTGTTCAACCATCCGCTTGGCATCGTTGATGAAATCCCCTACCAGCCGAGGATATGTGTTTTGTCGGGCCGCGCCCTGAAGTGTGGTAACCTCGTTCTCACGAAGCCTACGCAACACCATGTTAACAAGTTGTAGATAGGTCATGCTGTTCTCTTTCCTTATTCGTTAGGGAAGGTATACAAAGGAGGCTCTTTACGTAGGTCAAAGGTAACAATTACAGCTACCGTGGCTCCAGCCTCAGTCAATACCTTCATTGAGTCACCAGACTTAAAGACAACAGAACCGTTGGTGAACTGCACATAAGTCTTAGCGTTAACAGTAGCTTCCTTCAGGATGTATATCTTGTGATTAGAGTCATGCTCATGCTGCCAGTAAACTGATACGTGTTTGTTGCCTGTACCGTTGTTGGTTACAAACACCATACTCACATCAGCCACATAGCCATTAGGGACAGTGAACATCTCAGTAAGTGTGTTGGCAGGGATGTCTATCCCGATGGAGTGTTTCATGGTGGTTTAGCTCATGTTGCCTACGTCACGGTCTGCTTGGTCTTGGTTGGAGTAAGAACTACCGCCATCGAAGGAAGTACCATAACCACCGCCGAAGTCAAAGTTACCACTGTCAATACCTACCCCCGGTTGACCACCGTCGAAGGACGTACCTTGAATAAGAGAGGTGTTAATAGGCCCACCAACAGCTACGTTAACGTCACTACGATAAGCATCGTAGTTAGGATCGTTGTAGAAAGTAGCTGGAGAACCGGGAGCGTAAGTCACACCACCAGCAGGGAAGTCACTACGATAAGAATCGTAGTTAGGGTCGTTATAAGCGAGAGCAGCAAGGTTAGGATTGGTAGGGTTAAACAACTCACCACCAATTTGTTGCATCTCTTGTCCATACTGATTATAAGCGCGATCACCCAAGTAATCAAACACTTTAGGAAGGCCATAACGAGCTAGGACACCCACCACAGGATTACCTGTCAACAAGCTAGTAACCCCGCCAACAGCATTAGAATTATTCCTGATACCAGATGCTAGGTCTCGATAACGGGCTGCGTCAGTCAGAGAAGACAAACCGTTTCTAGGAGAGGAGAAGGGGTTACCAGTGAACGGTTGCTCAAAGCTGCTCTCACCACCTCCTTGGTTACGCTTGATGTATTCGTCACCAAACAGACCATTCACCACGCTAGGCTTAGTCTCTTGGGCAGGTTCAGTGAACAAGCCTCTGTTAGTGAAGACAGGCTTCTTCCTGTTTGCTATTAGATAATCAATAGCAGCTTGAAATGAATCTTGTTGTTCCATAAGACCTCTTATTGAATACCGTTGTGATAAACAGTCTTACTGTCAACCTTGACTGCTGTCAGGACTTGGTTCTTCAGATTCTTAGCATCGTAAGACACATGAACCCATCCACTATCTGCCACACCCTTACGGTAGAATTCAAGGATAAGCTGTGTAAACTTCATGTTGTCACGAATGTACTCAGCCAGTGCCTTGTTATCCATATTCAACACTTCAATATCAGCAGCTTGGCCTTTGCAGTGGTCAGAGGTAGCAGAACCACCAATGGCCTTATTAACCGCAGGACTACGATAGCCAGAGGTCACAACGATAGGGCCAAGTTTGTCACGCAAAGGTTGCAAGACGTTATCCACCAGTGCTTGAAGGCTGTCAATCACCTCCATGCTAGGGGTGTTGTCCAAACCTTGTCGGGTAGCAGCCTCAGACTTAGAGAGTTCAGCAACAGAGAAGTTTGTAGATAGTTTCATGGTTTCTTAGCCTTCATATCAATAATCTTCTCTAAGGTACGACCACCAAAGTAGAAAGACATAACCAACATACCCCACTGACCAAGCAACGTCACATAAGCTTCATTAGCTTCAAGGTCAAAGGCACTCATCATTGCAAACACAAAGTAGCCCACGAAGATGGCTACAAGGGTCATAGGACGGATATTCTTACTGAGCCATGAGTCAGAGGCCATGTCAGCAGTATGCCGTGCTGAGAGGTTGTTTTGCTCTGTCTCATACAGCTTGGTGTCATTGGCAATCTTAGCCAACTCACCGTCTTGAGCAAGCTTAGCCAACTCCAACTGTGCCCGAGCTTTAGCTTCAGGATCAGGAATTAGTTTGTCTACCAGCTTACCGCCAATCTCTAGGAGTCCTGCTAATGGAATCATTCTGTACCTTCTTCTTTAGGGGCTTCTGGGGGCTTCTTGTTCATCGCCAATAGCGTACCCAAGGAACCAGTGATAAACGTAGCCAGAGGCGTAATGAGGGCAAAGAAAGCCTCATCGTTGGGAGCCATAGCTGTCATCGGCTGGGTCACAAAGACCAAACTAAACAAAACTACTCCAACGATACCAGCCAGAGTAAGTGACAAGGTTACACCAATGATAAAGCGAAGCAGAGCATCATAATCAGTTTTCATTCTGAGGTTCTTTCAATAAGTATTTGGTACAGGTTCCATCAGCTTCACAAGCAGGAGGCTGACACGAAGGAGAGGAGTAGTTAGCAGGGTCTTGACACGGATAGCGATACCTGTCTTGACACCCAACCAAGGCCAACAAGCCTAATAGAAGTATTGTTTTCATACGCTCCTTGAATACCAAATAGCTCCACCAATAATAAGACCTAAACCACCCAACAAGACAATAACAAGGATAATCATAGCTGTGTCCTTAATCCTGTCGATGATTCTTTGCTTCTTTAAAAACTTCTGACGCTCTGCTTCTTCACGCTTCTTCTTAGCCTCTAGCTGGAACTTTAGCCAATCTGTCCACAGACCTGCTCGGCCTTGGTAGATCATCATTTCACGTAGTTCTTCTTCTTGTTTCTTGAGTTGCTCTAACGCCATGAACTCTTCAAGATCACCTCTATCAGAGCCACCTTTGCTACTGGCTTTCTTCTGGATTACCGCCTTATTATCAAAGTACTGGAACAAGGCCTGTCCAGCATTCATTATATCACCAGAATTACTTACAGCCTCCTTGATAACCGAGAAGGCTGCATTACAAGCTGCTAACTCCAGTAACATAGGTAGCCCTCCATTGATTAGCAAGTTCTGCAAGCATTATTTAGCCTTTAATTTGAGCAATCATCCATGCTGCAAAAGCACCTACTGAACTGGCGATGGTCATGCCCATCCAGAACCCACCACGGCCCTTGTTGGCAAGGGCGAGTAGCTCTTCAATCTGGCCTTCCATCTTGTCCAGCTTCTTGTCAATGACCTCGAACCGACGCTCGTAGTCGTTGACGCGCTGCCACATGGCTCCGTACTTCACGGGGTCAATCTCATGGTCAGCCATTTACTCACTCCTGTGTCTCAGCCGGTTCAGGGGTGTTGCCCTCGGCCAGCCAGCGTTGGTATTCCTGAAAATCTGTGTTGGCGGGGTCGAAGGGGATGCTTGCCATGTCAGACAACCGTTGCACCCCAGCGGTCTGCCCTTGAAAATTGTTGATGTATCGATACATTTACAGCTCCGCAGAAAAATCTATAAAGTGCGATGGGTTAGCAGCAGAGGAAGAAACAAAATACGTGTTTTGACTTGTCAATCCGCTTGCGACAGTAGCAGCCAGCATTGCGTAGCTTGTGTTTGCCGCAGACAATGTTAGATTTGTTAAGTTTGTTCCCCCTAGTGCGGGGTTGTATAAATAACAACCATTCCTGCTAAGTGTTGGTGCTGCCCTCATTGTCACTGGAAAGTTTGCAATAGGGTATGCCACTGTGGTGTTAGATGCCGCTCCAGTTGTTGTCATAGGTGAGTCGGTGGTGGTCGTTCCATATCTTAAGTAATAACGCTGTGCAAGCTGAAGTTCTGTCCCATAAGGTCTGCGCTCAAAAGGCGTGGCGACTGCCCCGGCTTCGAGTTGCACACCCGTCAGGTAGAAGGTGGCTCCGCTTGTGGACAGTAAGTTGGTTTGTCCTGTAGCTCCACGATGGTCGGCGGCAGCCCACGCACCAGCAGTACCAAGACGAGAGCTTCCCGCTGCAAGCGAAAATCGAACAACAAGACCTAGTCCGTTATTCGTCACCCACGTACCTGCTGTGGCCGAAGACACTGCGATGGTTTTGTATTCCCATGTGTTCGCAGCAGAAATCGTAAACAAAAAAGGAAATGAGTAGTTTTCATTATTGTTTTGCAGCGCACCGCCAAAGCTACCTGTGACGCTAGAGCGAACCCAGAACGACAAGGTGGTCGGGGTCGCGCTTGCCGTGCCGTATGCAAAATCTGCAATGTTGAACCCCTCAATACGCTGAATAAAGGCAGCTTGATCTGTAGAGGCGTAGCTACCCGCCGCGCTTGTTACCGTGATCAGCGATGAGTTATTGAACCCGGAAGGCGCAACAGATGACTGCTGAACCGTAAACGCCCCGCTCGTCACATCGGTAGCTCTCCAGCGGTCAAGCGTATAAACGGACGCACCATCAACCGTCACCGCCGCCCCAGCGTTCCTCTGGTCAATCCGCATATCTCCGTTGATGATGCGGTTGACAAAGTTAGTGCCGCCGTATCGCATGGACACGCCGTACAGTTGTGCGCTCTGACCACCAGAAGCGTCATAGATCGCATTGGTATTTACCTGACTCATACAGACTCCTTGGGGTATCGAGTTTTGATCTCAGCCACCTTGTCTTGCCACTCTTGCACAGTTGCCTCACCGCGCTGTGCTTTGAAGAACAACGGGTCGGCTTCTGCGATGTAGGCTGCGTGACGGTTGGCTTCTGCCTTCTCTGCGGCAATGGCAGCGGCCTTCACTGGGTCGATTGCGATGTTAAAACTCATTTGATGTGCCTCCGATACCGTCAGTCAGTTCTGCCTCGTCCACCGTCCATGCGTCACGTTGGCTGCGGTCTGACGGGATGTCTGATGCGTCTACGATCTTGAACGGCTTGCCAGCAGGAACGTCCTTGATGGCGATGGCTTGGATGCCGTGTTGCTCAAGGGCTTCTGGCGTTGGGATGATGACAGCGACCACGCCGTTGTCTTGGTTGTAGATGATGCGATTCATGTTGGTTGTCCTTTAGCGGAAGATGGCAACGTTGCAAAATGCAGCATCTAGGTTGACATTGGCGCCACCAAAATTAACTGACACAGAAGATGTTGACCAGCTATACGGGCGAAGATCATCTCCGTTATTCGCTGAAGCAGCGGTGTTTGTTACAACCCCTGAACATACAGCAGCAAAGTTTGCATCAGGCATCGCAGTCGTGAAGTTGACCGTGTAGTCGCCAGTGTTGTTGTCCGTAATACTCGACACGTTCCCACTCGCACGGATCGCCACAGTGCCAGTGCCGTTGAAGTTCACCCATGCGCGGCAGGTGTAGCTTGGGGCAGAGCCAGAAGGCGTTGCCAGCACAGAACTACCCAGAGTGACGTCACCGCTGAAGTTGCCCGTGGTGGCTGTCACAGCCTGACCAGAGACAAACACAGTGCCAGCAGCGTCAGGTAAATCAATCGTCCGGTCAGTATTTGTCGCAGGGCTT